TTCAACATCAGGAGCAGATACTCCAGTAGATGCTCCAATCTGACTAGAGATTCCAACTCTTCCATCTCTAAAGTGATACTGAGCAACAAAGTAGAAGTATTTGTTTACTCCTGTGCCACCACCAGTCTTAGTCACTGTCATCGAATTAAATTCTGGACCTGGAACCTGTGCTGCATTAGATGCCTCTGATGCACCAAAGACCTTCACAGTTTGACCAACAAAGAATCTAGCAGTGCTGATTCCAGTAATTTTAATTGCACCATTAACACCAAGTTTTGTAGTCAGTTGTGCTGAGGTGAGTGTTGATCCAGAACCGATCGCTCCAGTGATGGCATCTGCAGTGCTCTTAGTGGTTGCAATTCCAGTATAAATTGTTCCATCGTTACTGATACCATAACTTCTCAGTGCGAAAGAATTGATTTCGTGAATGTCAACCAATTCATATCCATCACCAGCATCATTGACTTTAAGAATTTTATTTCTGCCAAATGTTGCTTCCTCAGTGAGACTGTTAGGAAGATCAGTTAACTTAAAGTTTTCATAGATGTTAGCACGAATTGTTCCATTAACATCCAGTTCATGTCTTGGAGTTGCAGTCTTAATACCAACAAACTGACTTGACTGATTAACAATCAGAGATGGATTAGCATCAGGACCAACTTGGAATGATGGATTTACAAGAGATGTTCCCTTGAGCATCAACTTAATAGCATCAATACCTGCATTAGCTGTCGATGTAACCTTATTGGTGAAACTGACTGGTCCTCTGAATTCTGATGGGAGGTTTCTATTTGCACCACCACCAACACGCAGAGTGTTTCTCACATACAGATCATCAAATGTTGATGTCGCATCAGATCCGATCTCTCCGAGGAAAGTTTCTCTGGATTTAATTCTTCCGTCCCATGTGAAGAACTCACCACGATCATTCATACCAGAGAAGAATGTAACTCCACCCTTCTCTTCCTTAGAAATTGCAAGGAACTCTTCGTTTTCTTCAATAACTCTTCTCTGTTTTTGAGGAAGTGCGGTTGAATAGTTACCGGGTCCATAACCAACATACTCAAATGTATGTCCGGAAGCACGAATGCTAGAGAATCTACGAACCTCAGAAGGAATAACTGCGATTGGACGAACTAAACTATTATCAATATGCCCTTTAGATGTTGTACCAAGAGCACCTCTATAGACAGTTATTTGAGTTGTACTATCAACTGTCTTGATTCTCATCACCTCATCATCAATCTGAATGAAGTCACCTTTTCTCAATCCTACAACGTTATCAACAGGAACAATGATTGCAGTTTCATTGATTGCAGAACTGATAAAGGTATCAGTATCCCGTCCAGTGAGAGTGATTAATCTTCCACCAATCTTTTCACTAGTCAGTGATGTGTCTTCACCATAAGCAGAAAGAGTATTTCTAAGTGCCCTAGCAAGAGTAGCACCTGAAGATACTCCATATTCTGTTTTAATTTCAAAACTGTTAGCAGTTGGAACTCTTTGGACAATGAAATCTTTACCTGAATATACTGTAGCTGCAGATCCAGTAACGTTGTCTAATTTAATACTATTACCAATTTGGAATCCATGTGCTCCAACGGTGTTGACAGTTGCAATACCTGCAGCATTTGGATTACTTCCTACAATAGCAGTAGACAAATCTAACTTTGCTGCATTGCCACTAATGAATACCAATGCATTTGGACTATCTGTGAATATACCGACATTAGATCCAGTGCTTATTGATGTATTGAGACTACCATGTGAGAGTGCTCCAACACGAACATACTTAATTTCTTTTGGACCAACAACTTCAGTTAGTAAGTATGTTCCATTATATCCGCTAGCGTTTCTATTGTCTGGTGTACCAACACCAACAACCTGAACTGCTTTTTGCTCGTTTGCAGTTGCTTGATTTATAGTAACACTTAATTTTCCATTAGATCCACCAGGAACTTCAACAAGGAAATTGCTTCCTACGGAATCAGTGTAACCACATCCAGCATGAACAACTTCTGCTGAAGTAATAGCACCAGAACCATTGATTGTAACGTTTGCAGTTACTCCTTCACCATTCTGTCCTGTTGTATTTGTAAGAACAACATTATGAAGAACAGTCGCAACCCCAGAATATCCACTTCCAGCAGAATTAACACTTAAGGAAGCAACACCATTTATGTTATGTCTGTGAGAAAGATTCAGAGAAACTACACCGTTATTATCACATGTTGCACCAGTAACTCCAAATCCAATTCTATTATCTCTTAAGAAACTGACAACACCTTCTTTTGTGATACTATTCTGAGAGTCATCAACGAGGACTTCTCCGATCAACTTATTGGATGCTGCTGATATACTCTGAAGTGGATCAACAATTAAATTATCCTTGTCAACAGTTGGATACAGGTAGTATGCACTCTGCTTGAATTTTTGATTACTAAATTCAGCAACTGTAGGTGAAACATTTCCAAGTATCACTGTGAGATAATATATGCCATCCTGAAGATCTGAAATATACTCCTGGATTGTTTCAACGGCTTCAATAGTGTAAGTTGAATTATATTCGTTTCGCTCAAATGTGGGAAGTGATGTATTTCTTGCAGATATTGCATTCTGGAAAGTACCACCATCAGAACTAATATACTTGAACGTAGTTGGTGTTGGCGTATCAATTACCGTAAAGTATCCATTGTAACCAGCGTTATCTGCTGCAGTTGTATTCGCTGAACTTTGAATATTTTTAATACGTACTCTATCACCAACGATCAATCTATGTTCTAACTCTGAAGTGATAGTGGTTTGATTACCAGAATATGTCGCTAATGCAATCACTCTTGGATTTCTATTGCTGGTAACCTTTGCAATAGTAGATTCTTCAATAACATTCTTAGATTCTTGAATGATGAAGTTTTTAGATGGTGCTTTCGCATTCAACATCTCTTTTGGAATTACATATCTAAATCTGTAAATTCTATCGCTGAGATCACGTCTTTCCGATTTTCTCTTAACATAGGTTGAAGAATTATTCGCTGCAATTTCATTTGGGTTAGCAGCAAGTCCAGTATAAATTCCATTTGAATTATGGTCAGTTAAGATATACCAACCTCTAGGAGAACCATTTATAAGAGTGGAATCATATTGTACTGGGTGTCCAAAGTCACCAGGAAGTTTGTCAGTAACTCTGCTACAGATACGAAGAACTCCACCCTTGTTATTTTTAATATCAACAGAACTATCTGCAAGTGCATTATTCAAAGATTTTGCTAATTTTATTGTATTAGCATCTACATTGATGACATAATATGTTTGACCATATACGATTCCATCAGGGAGAACTCCATCATCACTATAAACTCTAACTGATTCTCCAGTAGTAAAGTTGTGATTATCATTTAAATCAAGTTCATTCTTTGGAGTATCTCCTGATGTTCTGATTGTTGTGACCAGAAATTCTTTCTTAGTTGATACTGGAGTCTTTCCTGCAGGAACTTGCATCACCACAGGAGCAGAGTATGTTACGTTAGTACCATCTATATTTGCTTCAAGATAAAGGAGTTCATTATCTCTTGAACCAACTCTAAAACCATTAGTGATATTTGTTGGTGGGTTTGACTCATCAGTTTCACCCAGAAGATAAAGATGAGATGTGATACCAACAGCAGTGGTAATACCAACATCTAAAGTTTTCCAAAGAACATTAGACTCTTCTTCTTGTAAATCTTTTGGTGGAACAACGTGAGTGATGTATCCAGTATCATCACGGTCAAAAGATTGCTTTCTGAATCCCTTCGAGATTAAAGACTTAGCACCAAAGTTTGAGTTTGAGTTGGTGATAGATTGATCTCCACCATCTTCAGTAACAAAGTGCTCTGCAAAACCAATCGCAAATACAGAAACTGCCTGGATAACAGCGTTGTTTGATGACTTGATGTGGAAATTAGTATATCCAGTCTTATAAATTGCCTCTTGATTTAAGTGGAGAGGTCTGTTAGAAGTTACAGTTGTCTCTTCTGTATCGTATGATCCAGTGGTATCATTATAAATTACGAATGCATTATCATCTTTCTGCAGTCCGATACCAGTAAACTGTGCCACAACCATGGACTTAAATCCAGTTGCCTTATCTCCATCAGCGTGCATACCACACATACCGAAGGTAGAACGCAGAGAGATGTTAAAGATGTATGGTGAAGCACCAGTTACATTATCAACCTCTACCGCAACTTTGCTGTCTGCAGTTGGGTTTATATTGTTTTGAGCTGGATCACTCAGAAGATTATAAGTAAACTTCCTTTCGCTGGTAACACCAACAACCTTGAAACCACCATTATAAGTTTCAGAACTGATTCCAAGAATACGAATTGAATCATCAACTGTGAAGTTATGTGGTTTCTCAGTTAAGACTGTTGCAACTTTTCCGACTGAGGAAAGTTCTAAAATCGGATTGTCATCAGAAACCAGATCGCCAACGATTTTAAATTCAGGACTGTTGGGTTCAAAGTCAGTTCCTTGTGGGAAGTTAACAATCTCTCTTACGCCGGTATCATCACCATAAGCATTCATCAACTTATAGTAATATTGTTGAAGATCAGTTAAACCAGTAAGCGTTTTTACATTTACACCATCAGCATACTCAAAGCAGGTGAGTTTATGGTGTGAAAATACAGGACTGGTTTTCTGATTAAAATTCTTATTATAATATACTGGTCTATCGCCATCAAATAAACTGAACTGCCAGAAGTAACAACCACCAGTTACATTAAAAATTGCAGATCTAGGAACAGTGTCATCCTGAGGATCTGGAACATAAAGTGGTTTGATCTTAGTTTTTCTTAGATCGTATCCAATGACAGAGGTGCCCTTAGGTACAATAACACCACCAGTTACAGAGTTAAACTTATATAAAACGTTGTTCTGATTGTTGAGATCAAATACTGAATTATTAGTAAGTTCGATGTCTGGAGATCCAACTACCGCCTCGTTGACATCAAAATATTGCGCTACGTTTCCATTCTGTTTTATAGAAAGTCCTGGCCTATTATCAATAAGGTGTGTCCCAGGATACAATAAGATTGTAGTTCTATCAAACCTATCATTCTGAGGTCCACTTTGATAGGCAAATCTCGCTGCTTCAAGCAACGCTCTTTGGATAGTTTTAAAAGGTCTCGTTAATGAATTACCTTTATTATCGAAACTATCGGTAGCATCTAAATCTGATGGGTTTACATAGAGAATATTACCATCAGTATTAATCAGAAAATTTTCTAACCTTGAAAGAGGCATCGTATCAGCGCACTAATTTTTCTTCTGCTTTATTTATCACAGACAGATCTGCCTTTAATCTATCGGAAGCAACTCCGGGTTATCAAGTTCTAATTCAAACAACAAAGGATGACACTGCTCTTCAATTAAATATTGAGATGCTCTGTACATATCTTCAATATTATATTTTGGATTATCATCTGCCCATTCTATGATTTCATGATCATAATAACTTGACTCTTCTACATCATCAAATGTATAAGGTATACCGTTTATGAAATACATCAGAACCAGTTGTTGCGAAAAATTGTACCAGCAATACTTGATGTCTAAATGATAGTTCATAAGTCTATCTTAACTTGAAAATATTTATTGACAAAAAAATTGGAGGATGATTAGTCCTCCAGGAGTGCATATGAAAACTAACAAGAGGGGGCGCTGCTTCTACATGCAGATCTATTGTACTCCCCCAAGCCCCCAGTCGGATTTGAACCAACGACCTACGCTTTACAAAAGCGTTG